ATCTCATCTTATCCTATCCTCATTTTTATTCATTCTCGGGAAGTGGTAGGGGGGAATGTTTCAAGGGGCTGGCGAAGCCCTAGAAACGTTATTGAATAAAATAATGTTTCTAGGGTTGCGGAAAAAATATGGTCACGGTTTAATCATTGTGTGTGTGTAGAACTTAAATACAAACTTTGTAATGAAAACTTATGAGGAAAAACACAGGAGAGACCAAAGTACACAAAACGCTGACAATGCCTATTTCTTTTTACGCATTGGTTGAGCAAATTAGACATAAGCAGGGAATGGATACCGCAGAAGATGCCATTGAAACTTGCGTATTGCAGATGGCCAGGAAGATAGGGATTGAAACCTAAATGAAAATATGGAAACACTTTATCAATGATTGGAAACTAGTCGAAGAATGTGGTCATTGTAATCAAACTGAAGAATTGGGAGAATGTGGAAACTGTGACGAACATTGTGAGTGCGAACAATGACACTATATAAGAAGCGGTATTCTGGAGAATACCAGTGTAGAAAGAAGGATAGATTAGTCTTAGAACATACCTTCTTAATCAGCAGTTGCAACGATCAAGGCATAGCCCATTGTGTTTATTGTGGTGCTAGGTGGAGTTAACTAAAAGTGTCCCAAATTAAATTGGTTTGTGGAAAACTTCCCACAAGGTTAATTCACCTTGGGGGTTTCTTACAACTACTATTTTTTCTATTGTGTCTTTGTCTATTTCATCACAATATTTTTTAAATGATTCATCTCTGATCTTATGAGCTTTCTTTATTTTTGCTTCGTCTATTATTTTTAATTTCATTAGAATTCAATCCCCGAATAAAAGCAATACATAGTTCCAGTTGAAGCTCTAAACTGTATAAACTCAGTATTTGTAATAAAATGTTTCATGTTCATGTTACCTTCCCAACTGACAAACTCTGTTCCAGCACCACCAGACGCACCTGCAGGATCTCGTCTTAAAATTGAGAAAACGCCCTTAGAATATACCCGGCCTGATACGTTATTGCCTCCCATTGATGTTAACATGACATTTACTCCAACTGCTGGTATAATTGAAGTTCCACCAGTTCCAACATTAAAAGATGCGTTTGCGAAAATATCCCCTGCTGTCATTATGTTACCTCTTCGATAGTGCCTGCTTGAACACCAGCTATAATTGATGATCTAAATGTGGAAACGTTTGTTGCGGACCATTTGCCCTTGTTGGCTGTTAGACCTGCGATTGCAGTAACATTTGTAGCTATGTTAGCTGTGTTTGTTGCTATGTTGCCTGTATTGGTTGCAATGTTTGCTGTATTTGTTGCTGTTTGTGGATCAACTGCACCAGTAATTAATGAGAATAATGTAACTGCACCCATATCTGTCAAGGTTTGCGATAGTGTGCCTCCATCCCCAACTAATGTTTGGTTATGGGTGTGTGGTAACGTTACGCTACTACTTGATCCTCCAAACGCCATTAGACCATTACCTCTATTGGTGCTTCTGATCTAGAAGCTGGTAACACTTGAGCTTCAACTAAAACAGAACCAGCCGCCCCAGCTATAACAGTTAGATAATTTATAACTGCATTGTCTACAGTTGCGAAAGTTGATGAAGGAAGATTAGCAAATAATCCATTCAAATTATAATCATATGAAGCAGCATTAGTTCCGTCATTGTTTGTAATTTTTAAATTAATACATCTGCCCAAAAACTGATCTGGGAAACTAATGTTTGTTTGAACGGCCTGGGGGCATAACACACGAATTGGGTATAATAATGGAACGTTACCACTGTTCAAGGTAAAATTGTTTACAATGTTGTTACTATTAACAGGATAAGAAAAAGGCATGAAAAAGTTGTAACTCCTAATTTAACGGTCGGGCATATCTTACTAAGATCTGTCCATTAAACAAAACCCCAGCTGATTGCGTTGCACTCCACTGGTAGCTACCTGAAGACATCGAAACTGGTCCTAATGGGACCCGGCCAGCGGTCGTTGCAGATATGCTCGGAGAAAATGCACGAACACTCGTGGAATTTCCGTTCTTGAACAATGTGTATTGCAAGACTTGTGTAGCTGCAGGGTCAATTAAATTTACACAATCCTGAAGCGTGTTGTTTGTTAAAATTAAGAAGTTATTTTGTAGAGATTGTTGATCTATCATGAAAACTGGAGTGTTTAAGGCTGCGATAGTTGAACTATAAGTCCTTTGTACTGGGAGCAAATCTAAACTCCAAACTCCTGTTGTGGTGCACTAGCTCCGCCAAAGATTCCGCCAAGTTGACCTAAGCCACCTGTAAGAATTAAATTTGCTGCTCCGCCAACGATACCTCCACTTAAGAAAGCTGCGCCAGTTGAAGCAATCGGAGTGATTGAGCTATTTGGTGCTACTCTGCTCATAACTAATGTTATCAAGCTGCCTGCACCAATGCCTTTAACGACATCTCCTATTACACCTGTTTTCAAACTAGATCCTAATCCTTTAGAACCGCGTCTTGCAGTTCTAACTATTGATCTTGATCTACGTCTAACCATAGGTTTTCTAATTGTAGTCCGTCTTTTAACCTTTGCTGTTACTCGGCGTTTTGTTGTCGTTTTTCGTTTAGCTGTAAAGGCTCGTCTTGCCGTTTTGCGTACCTGTCCTTTTTTAGTAGATGATTTTGCTTTTTTTCTTCCCAATGCCATGCGTTTTAGAAATGCGGTTTTCTTTGCGCCTGTTAGTTTAGCCACCTGTTACAAAACCTCCGAAAGTTGAAAGATTACCTTCTGTATCAAAGGTAGGAATACCATACTCCCTAGAAAGTGCGGCTTGTGCGTTTAATGTTTCGTCACTTAATCCCACTCTACCCGTATTAATTCCGCCAGTTCCGCTTATTGTAAAGTCTAAAGGTTGTACACCAAATTGATTAGTAAATTCATTTGTTCTTAAATTAATAGTTCCACCCAAATTACTTGATTCTAAAAATCCCGCATAAGTTAAGCCGCCTTTTTGTTGTGCAGTTAATCCTAGATCTCCTGTTTGTGAAGGAATGTTTGTTACATATTCTCCAAGATTTTCTTGCTCGATAACTCTTGCTGCAGTGTTTGGTGCGTTTGATTCTGGAGTCTCTACAACATTTCCAAACTTGTTAAAAGCTTGCGTAACCTGGCCTCCTAAAGCTTCTGTAAATCCTCCGATCTGTGATCCAATAGCTGAACCAATACCAGCGCCTCCTCCCAACTGTTTAAAGATTAAAATAGCTGCGCCAATTCCACCCAGCGTTAAAATTGTATTAAATGATACCATGATTAACGAATACCGAACATTAATTTAACCATATCGGCTTAAACCGCCAAATCTTGTCTGGTATTCTTGCTCAACTAAATTAATTCCTTCTTGTTGTTGATCTGCATAAACTTCTGCTTGAGTTATGTTTCTTTGTGCGATTAGTTTGTTATAGTAACCTGTTAAACCTGCAGTTACTTTAGGAAATTTTCTAAATGATCCTCCAGTTGCAGATCCACCAAATCCTAATGCACTTTCGGATTCTACCAAATCTTCATAATAATTAATAACATCATCACTTGTATAATCTCCTTTTTCTTTTCCAGTTAGATTTGAAATTCTTTGCACATCTGATGAATACAAAAATGCAGATGCATTTCTAGATCTAGGATTACCACCCCGGCCTAAACCAGAATCGATTACTCTTTGTGTTGTTGTATATGCTCTTGTTTGATCCAGTTCATCCTGCAGATAGCTGACTCTTTGATCTTTCTCTTCTTTCTCAATGTTAAGAATTTGTTTTAGTTGCACGTTAGTATCTGTTACGGGGAAAAACTGTGGAAAAATTTCTAGATCGGGAAGTTTTATTTTTTGCAAAAAAGTTTGAATTTGTGGAATTTGAAACATTGGAGTTTTATTTTCAACAGGCAATATAGGAACGGCAGACTTTCCAGAAAATGCTTTAACATTAGATGAAGCTGCTCCGCCCTTAGAGAGAACCAAAGCTGCAAGTAATGCAACACCAACAAGAAGAGCTTCATTGAGTTTCATCCATTACAGAACATACACTTGTCGATTTTAACTGTATCCCCATCAAAGATAAGTCCCCAGCCAACATAGCAAGCAGTGCAGTATAAACCGCGTTCCTTTCCACGTTTAGACGGATTCCATAGTAACGGCAGATTCTTCATTATTTTTATCCTTTGGTTTCTTTACAAACTTTTCAATTAATCCAGCTACTTTGTCGGGGTTATCTTTTACCATCTTTTCAATAAATCCCATAGCTTCTGGACTTTGTAACAAAGGTTGAATGTTCTTTGGCAGCATTGGGGCGAACTGTGAGATAAGACCTGCAATAGATCCTAGCGGGTTCTCCTTGTCAAAGTCGTTTGAATCAATGGTTACGTTCTGCTTCATTTTGTTGAGCTTCCCATTCAATTTTTTATTGTCCACTTCTAAATTATTAATATATTCAAGGTATCTATTTTTTAATTTACCATGAATTTCGTTAGATCCGAATACATTTTTCGTAATTACTATCCCACATATCCCAGCAACTACAACACTTACCAAAATTACATACTCTAACATAGTATCCATACTATCCATACTCTTAAAACTGTTGTGTTGTACCCCGATATTCCCCCTTTCTCCCCCAGACCCCCTCTATCCCACTACACATAAAACTAAGCCTATCTCATCTTATCCTATCCTCATTTTTATTCATTCTCGGGAAGTGGTAGGGGGGAATGTTTCAAGGGGCTGGCGAAGCCCTAGAAACGTTATTGAATAAAATAATGTTTCTAGGGTTGCGGAAAAAATATGGTCACGGTTTAAT